CGGGTAGTGGCCTCGGTGGTGATCGCCGAAGTATTCCCTGACACCGTAGTTGACAAGGTGCTGATCGACGTTGCCAGCGCACTGTCAGCCGTTGACCGGGTAGTGGCCTCGGTGGTGATGGATGCGACATTGGCGGCGGTGGCGCCCTCGCCCGCCGTAACCCGCGCCTCGAGCGCTGTGCGGGCGGTGGCCTCGGCCGTGATGGCACTGGCGCGCACCGTCTGCTCGGCCAGAATGGCGGCACCTTGGCCTGCCACCACCGCTACCAGGGCGGCCCGCGACACCACCTCCGACAGCAAAGCATCCGACGTTGTTTTGATTTGCTCTTGCGCTGTGGCCACATTGGCCGTCACCGTTTGCAGCGATGAGCCCTGCGTAAACGCATCCAGCGCTGATTGAATTTGTGCTTGCGCCAGGGACGACGCCGCATTGGCCGCAGCCACCGTCAGCACCCCGGTGGCGGCATTCACACTGGCATCCACATAGACCGTGCTGGCACTCGATGCCAGCGCGCCCGCCATGGTGGTAATCTGCCCTTGTGCCGTGGTCAGGTTACCCTGCATGGTTGACACCGTGGCCGCTGTACTGGTCAGGCTTGCGTGGTCCGCGTTGGCCGTCACCTCCACTGCCGACAGGCGGCTCGCCACATCGGTGGTCACTACCGCCGTGGCCAGTAGTTGAATTTGCCCCGTCAGTGGGTCTGTGGTCACGGTGGCATTGGTCACCGCCTCCTGCCACTGCATGCGCCCGGTCAGGTCGTAATCCGTCAGGGCAGACTGCAGAGCAGCCACGCCTTGCGCATTCAAAGCCCCTGGCATCAAGGTAATGGGCGCCGCCAGCTCAGCCGCCAGTTGCCCTATGCCCAGGCTGTTTTTGAGCTGGGTCAGCAAAGCCGACGGGTCCGCACTGGGTGAAGCCGCTACACCCCCGGTCGCACTGACTGGGAAAAAATCACCCTTACCGCCCGAGGTATCCACCGCCCGCGCCCAGTAGTACCAGGCCTGCCCCGGCTGCAGCCCGGGATGTGTCCATGCCGCAGTTGGCGTTTTGATGCTCGACAGCAGGTTGGCCGCACCCAAATTGTTGCTGGTCGCCCCCCACACCTCGGTGTAATCCAGGTCAATTTGCGAAGCGTCAAACGCCCACGACAAACTCACCTGAAACATACCCCCCACCGCATTCAGACCCAGCAAGGCCAGCGGCTTGTTGCCCGCGAACGTGTGGGTGTACGCCACCACATCAGACAAAGATTGCAGCGAAAAACCAAAAGTGTTAAACGACGGAAACTTCAGCCGAATGGTTGAGCCCACCCGGTCGGTACCAATGGTGTAACGAAACAGCGCATCATCAATGTGCGCAAACTGGCTGGTGTTGGCATGCGTGGCACTGGCGGTGCCCTTCATGCCCCGGCGCAAATAGCTCAAGTTATAGGTATAACTGCCGGTCAGCGCGGCGCCCGCGTAGGCAATCAGCTCACCATCCACCCAGAGCATAGTGTTGCCCTTGTCGGCATCTGCGGTCGACCCGGCCAGCAGTTGGCCGCGGCAGGCGCTCAGCTCCACCGCCAGGGTATGCGTCACATCCGGGTCGGTCCCGGCTGACAGCAAACTGGTCAGCGTGCCATGGCGGGCCGGGTTGTTGATGGTGCCCACGTGGCGGTATGACGCGCCATCGTCAGACGCCCACACCTCGCACCCCCCCCAGTTTAGGCCACCACTGGCGGCAATCCACAGCTGCAGGTCTGGCGCCGTCAAGCTGTTGGAAGGCTCAAAAATCACTGGCGCATTGGTCGCACCCGGCAATACCGCCTGGTTGACGGCGTAGCCGCCCATCGTGGGCGTGGGGGATGCCACATGGTGGCCAATGCCAAACGGCGCATCTTCAGCGGTAAACCGCAAGCCCCCGGTTTCGCCGTCTTCCTCAATACGCAAAATGCGCACCGGGTAAAAGCTCATGCCCAAGGCGGGCTCAGTCAGACTCACAATGTCAGTCGGCTCCAGGCGGCAGTGCTGCCAGCCGGTGGACCACTCGTAAGTAGCCCGAATGTTGAGCGCCCGTTGCAAAATCAGATTCGCCACCGCTTGGCCCGCCGCGGCATCCGCAATCTCGTGTGCGGCAATCACCGCCATGGGCCGCAGCCCCAGCGCATCAATGGCCACCATGTCTTGTGCCACCACCGTCACCACGCGGTAATCCTGGCTGCGGTCCAAAATCTCAAGCGTCACCTGGTTGTAGGCGTCCGCCGTGCCCGAAGCTGTTTCAGGAATCGCATTGCGCTTCACCTGCACCGGGTCCTCGGTGCCACTGATCAAAAAATCATCTTCGCCAAAGTCCCACACCGGCGACAAATTGGGCGCAAAGGTGGCCCCATTGCCACTCAGGCTGGCGTCGCCATAGGGCGTCACCTTCAGCAAACCCTCAGAGAAAAACACCCCGCTGTTGGTCAACGTCATCAGGGTCTTGATGATCGCGCTGGCCGCTTGCGGTTGTGCATACAAAGGCGACAACAGCAAGCCCGCCGCCCGGCAGTAGCTTGAGTAGTTGCTCAAATCACTCACTCGGTTCGCCGGGAAATTGGTCACGCCATACTGGGGGTTGGTCAGCAAGTCGGGCAAGATCATGCCCGGGTCGGCGTCAAACACCACACCGCCCAACGCCAGCTTCAGCGTCACGTCAAACGAGTGGTTAGCCAGGTTGCTGCGGTTGCCCATGTCGTAAGCCGCCGCCGCCACATAGGCCACCCCAGAGTAGCCCAGCGCCTCGGTTGGGTGCGCCCCGGTCAGGTAGCTCCACGGCGTTTGTGGGTCAGCCCCGGTAAACAGGGTGAACATCGTGCTGGCCGCCACTGGCGCCTGCTTGTCAATCCACACCTGGTTAATGGCCGTGACCGTCTCACCCAAGGCCAGCGCAAAAGCGGCGGTGTAGGTGTAAGAAGTTGAGGTGGAGGCGCTGCCGCCACCCTTGCTGCCGCTCGATTGGCTTGAGGTGTGCGCAATCGGGGTGAAGTCACCGTACCAAATCATGTTCGGCGAGACGCGGGTGCGCCCGTAGCCAAAGGCCAGAGCGGTGCCATAGGCGCTGCCCTGAATCGACATCCCCGTCAGGGGTGTCTCAGCGGTGGAGTTGGTGGGCGCCCCGCCACTCATGCCACACCCCGAATGCGCCAGATACCCGCAAAGCGGCTCGCCAACGGGCCACTGTCAACCTCGGTCAACACCACCCGGTCGGTGTCCTTCCATGCGTGAATCACCTGTGGCCAAGCGGTCACGATGGCCCCATGCGCCGCGTGCCGGCCATAGCGAAACATCACAACATCGCCCGGCAGGCCGGGCACACCCAAGGGCAGTGGGTCGGCGTACTCACTCAGCCCCGCCAAAAAGCGCTGCTCATCGTTGTGCATGTGCCAGTCTGGCGCATAGGCAGGCAGTGCCACGTCGGGCACCAGGCCCACCGCCGCAAACACCCCGGCCAGCAGATTGATGCAGTCCACCCCCACGCCCTTCAGGCGCGCCTGGTGGTGAAACGGCGTGTCCAGCCAGGTCAGGGCCTCGGCCACGATCGCGGCGCGTTGCTTGTTCATAGTGCAGTCTCAGGAATAGGAATCAACGGGAAGCCCCGGAACTTGGCCCGGTTGTTAAATTTGGCGGTACAGGTCGCCAGCGTCTTGTCGCAGCCCGGGTAAATATTGAAGGTATCCCCCGCAGTCGGCGCCACCGCCAACGGGGAAAACAAGGCCAACACCCCCCCGGTGTAACTTTTGATGGAGCAGCGCACACCCGTGAGCACGCCACTGGTGAACACCATGCCGCCCATATCCCACTTGTTGGCCGCAGTATCCAGCGTGCACACAATGGCCCGCGTGGTACTGCCCGCCACCACAGCTGAAGCGGCAGTAAAAGTCGCGCGCGACACATCACAACCAGCGGCGTACAGCGTGCGCCCGCAGACGGGGTTGTAGGTGTTGCGCGGCAACTGCACTGCCAAGGCCTCAGCGTCCGAATTCACCCGCACGGTTAGCGTGGTGCGGCCAAATGCCACATCCGCAAACCGGCCCGAAAAGCGCATGACCGCACCAATCACCGCACCACTGGGCGCCAAAAACGCCCGGTGCAACACCAGCCGCGCCCCATCAAAAGCCCCGGCGCGTGCTGCCGCCATCAAAGGCAGGCTCGCCACCGAGTCCATGGGGCGCGGGGTGATGGTCATGTCCAGCGTGTCCACCTCCACCCCGATCACCACGCGCGTGCTGCCCCGGGTCAGCACCGGGCAGCTGCTTGACCAGGTGAAGCCATTCCACACCACATCTGCGTCAAAACTGGTCCAGCGCAACACCGAGGTGTCAGGCATCGTGATCTGGTACAGGTCCGCCAAAATAAAAGGCCCGCCAGACGCCAAATGCGTGGCCAGCACGGTAGGTACATAAATCATAAAAGTTTGTTACTCGGGCTGCCCTTGAGCTTCAGGGTCTTCACGGTGTACAGGCGCTGCATGAACTGCTCAAAATCAATCGCGTCCTGGTCCAGACGGCAGCGGTAATAAAAGGTGCCACTCCACACCAGTGCCGCGCCCGTTGCCGGGGCAGTGATAAACGTCACAATGCCCGTGGTGCCCACGCTGTACAAGCCAGACGACACCGTGGTGCCTGCCGCCTTGATGCCCGTCACCGCGCCAATGTTTTGCGCCGACTCTGAAAAGCTACCCATGGTGTTGGCCAGCTGGAAACTCTTGGTGCTGCCGTCGCCGGTGGCAAACGGCATGTCAGCCGCCAAAGAATCATCGCCCGCATCCAGCAGGAACGAATCCCAGCGGCCCCGCAGCGCCATGAAAAAGCCCCGCAGTGTTGCCTTGTGCGCCGGGCGCAAAAACTCAAACGTCAGCGTCACCGTTGAAATCGGAATCGCCTGAAACGCCGCCCGCACCTCACGCCCCGACACCGAGGTTTTTACCTGTGTATTCCACGCCGGTGAAAACGTCAGCGGCCAGGCCTGCCCCGGCAGGCTCGGAAACAAGGTGTTGCTCATTGGGTAAACACCGCATTGCGGCCCATGCGCTTGAGCATCACCGCCAGCTCCGTCATGCTGATTTTGTCGGTGGGTTTGCCATGGATGTGAATGTCGCCCCCGCCGCCGCCAGCGGCTGCAGGCCCACCATCTGCCAGGCCACGGATAACGTCCGCATGCTTGGCAGGCAAAATCATCTCGCGTGCGTGCGTCTGCACAATCGGGTTCACATTGCCCGGAATATCGAAGCCACCTTCAGCCGAGGCCATGGCGCCAAACGCCATCACGCCCGCATAGGCCACCCCCGCCGCTGCCGGTGCCAAAAATGGCCCCACGTAGGGAATGCCCACAATCGCGTTATAAGCCCCACCCGCCGCCGCTACCGCATTGCTGTTGAGCTGTGACAACGCCGTAGTCTTGGATGACAGCCGCATCTTGATCTGGTTAATGAGCCAGTCTGCCGCCATCTTGGACGCCGTTTGCGCCATGGTCTGGCCAATGGAAGCAAACAACCCCTTGATGCCCGAGCTGGTGATCGTCATGGTGCTCAGCATGCTCTGCAGCGAGGTTTGCAAGTTGCCCTGCACCCCTTGAAAAAACTGCGTCTGGTAGCGCCCAGACTCCACCGTGGCCTGCTGGCGAATATGCCCCAGGCGCACCTGGTGCGCCAACTCCAGCGCCTCAATCTCGGAGTTGATCTTCTCTACCTCTACCGGGTTCTTGTCTTTGTCCAGCAGCGCAATCTGCAGGCGCTCCTGCACCGCCTCGCGGGCAATCGCGTTGCGCCGGTTCTCAAACGCAGCTTGTTCAGCCAGCATCTGTGCCTGCGTGATGGTGCCCAGC